GAGCACGTACAACTCGTGTTCTCGGAATCGAAGTTCAGGAAGTTCCTTACTACCCAGCAGGCTATATCGACTTGACATTCCCTGCAAACCGTGTATGGGGATTCCAGCGTGACATCACTGTAAACCGTGAGTACGTAGCAAAGAAGGACACAATTGAGTACACAGTATTCGTCCGCTTTGGTATTCAATGGGAAGAAGAGGATGCAATTGCATTCGCTGACGCTGCTGCAGATGAGTAATCTGTAAACAGTAACCTTTAATGGGGGGCGGGAGTTCACTCTCCTGTCCCCCTTAATACTTTAATGATATAATACAAACAAGGAGGATACAAATGGAAAATAATAATTACAATCAGCCGTTTTCATCACATGATGAACAGCCTGCACACGTTGAAGCCCCAGTGGTAGAGACATCAGCAGAGCCAGTAGCAGAGCCAGTAGTTGAGGTAGCAGTCGATCCAGTAGTTGTCGAAGCACCAGCAGCAGAAGAGCCAGTTCAGTCACTAGGATTTACAGAGACAGGTGCTATTGGATCAATGGCAGCAGATGGTCCAAAGAAAGATATTAAGCCAGCAAAAGATCTTGGAGACAAGGTTGCTATCTACTCAACAAGCAATGTTCGTTGGGAAGAGGCAAATGGAGCCGTTTATAAAGGTGTTAATATCGTAACAAAGGACCAGGCAGATAAGTGGCTAACTCGTTCACATGTTCGTTTAGCAACAGCCGAAGAAGTACAAAAGGTTGTAAGGTAGTTTAGAATGGAGATATTGAGAGTTTCGCCATATGCAGAAGTACCTGTTAATTTTACAATTCCTGCGGGGATTGTAGATGCAGATATAACTGTTACCATAACGGATATGGCGGATCTTTCAATTTCAACATCAACTTTTGCAGAGTCATCTTCTGGAGAACTTCTAGAGATTTCTTTGCCAGGAAAGTACGACTCATCATACAGAGTTGAGATTGTCAAAGATCTTGGAACATCAGATGAGCAAATTTTACAAGACGAAACATATGAAATATTTAGACCTTATGTTGACCCATCTACAAAGGCAACAACGGCAAGTGATATAGCAGCCTATGCCCTTAATGAAGAAATTGCAAGAGCGGTTATTGACTCAGTAGTTCCAGATGGATTCTACTACAGAAAAAAGGTTTTGAATTTTACAGGAACTGGATCAGACTATTTGCCTATCTGGGATGATGTAAAAAAGGTTTTGTCAGTATATGAAAACAATAAGTTAGTAGAAGACAGACAGTTTGAAGTAACACCAGACAAAACAGCAATTGTAGAAAAGTCTACAGATAATATTAATCGTGCAGAATCTGCACCACTAGTTTTACCAGCAGCGTCTTCAGATTCTCTTGATCCGCAATTTATATACAGAGGGTTTGGCAAAACATGGGACTACGTAATAACAGTAGAGCACGGATATACAACAGTTCCATCTGACATAGTTAGAGCCACAGAGATGCTTATTCATGACATTGAGTGCGGAAAACTAGATTATTACAAGAGATTTATTTCTTCTTATAACACAGATCAATACAGAATTCAGTTTGATAAGGGTCTTTTCGAAGGAACAGGAAATATAATTGTAGACAAGATACTTTCAAAGTATATTAAGTCTATTACAAAAATTGGGGTGCTGTAATGACAGTATGCGAAACTCCAGATTTCATGTACCCTCTTCAGGCATCTGTTTATCATCCAATAGTTGAGCAGGGTGATTTTGGTGCAATTAAAAAGCAGTGGGTTCTGGATAGAGTTTTTGCCTGTACCTTTTCATCAGGCGGTTCAGCATTTAAAGAAGAAGTAAAGCCAAACGTAAACATAACACAAAACTCAATCCTTATAGGCAGAGCAAAAACAGATGTTAGAATTTCTTCTCGTGATAGCAAAAACTCTTTAACAAACATACTAATAACAGATATTAAAGATCAAGAAGGAAACCTTGTATATATGGAGACCTCTGGACCAAGATCTGGTAAGGGAACGCTATTTGAAATAGCAACATATGAACCATTTGTTGGTCCATTTGGAGTAGTTGAGTCATACAAGTTGGTAATTAGAAGATCAGAAAATCAGACGGGTGATGTCTAATGTTAAAATTAGTAATTGACAGCAAGCAATTCAAAAAAGAGATGAATAACATCATGGACTACTCGACTGGATTTTTAGAGGGCATACAGAAAGGCAAGATGGATTTTTATCTTTCTTTAGCACCAAAAGTGTCTGAATTAGCAGCACAGTTTGTTGATGCAAATGCAAGAATGTCTCCAGACCTACTTCATCATGTTTATGAGTGGCAAAAGACTGGAAGTCCAGAAGGAAGACTTTTTGATTTAGACTATAAGGTTAGCAATATTGGCATTACTTTTACATCATCGCTAAAGCAGTCAATATCAATTAAAGAAGGATCTAACGTTCCATTTTATAATAAAGCAAAAATTATGGAAGAAGGAATTGCTGTTACAATCAAACCAAAAAGAGCAAATGTCTTGAGATTTGAAATTGACGGTACAGAGGTTTACACATCAAAGGAAGTTCGTGTAGAAAATCCTGGAGGACAAACGCAGGGACAGTTTGAAAATGTGCTTAATAATTTTTTCGGTGTTTACTTCAGACAGTCTTTTTTAAACTCAAGTGGTCTTTTGCAGTACTTTAAATATCCACAAGCCTATAAGAAAAATATGCCTTCTGCAAAAAGAGGCGGTAGGGCTTTAGGATTAAAGACAGGTTACCGCTGGATTGCTAACGCAGGGGTAGGTGCATAATGGCTGCAGTAATTCATCATCCACCTACAATTATCAATGCTTATTTAGCATCAAAGATAAGTCCAAATTTTGATCCAGACACAGAAACTTCTGCTGGCACGACATACTTTTTCCCAACATTGCCAACACAAATTGATGCTTTGACTGAAACATTTCCAGATAGTAATGAGGTTTTTGCCGTATACGATAGAATGTTTAAGATGAGAAGGGCTCCATTTCCATACATAAAATGCGAACAACTTTTGTATTATTTTTACTCTGTAGGAGATGATGCACAAAGCAAACTAATAAAGGTACAGCAGCAGGTTAATGATCTTTTAGACTATGCAGATATATCAGCACAAGAAATAAACTGCTGGGCAAGAGATAATATTGATAAATGGAATAATGACTCTAGACCATGCTTCTTTCATAACTTCAAAATATACCAGTTAGAAGAAACCAGAGATATCATAGACTTTGGAACAGCCCGTACGTATGCAGGCAATAAGATTATAATTGACTACGATTGGCATCCAGACGAAAGAATAATACCAGGACAGAGTACTACTGAGTTTATTCCTACTCCAACTCCAACGCCAACTCCAACGCCAACTCCTACGCCAACTCCAACGCCAACTCCATAATAAACGTCATGTATAATTGAGGTGAGGAAACAACCCCCTTTTAATAAAATGAAAGAGGTGAGATATATGGCATACAGCCGTGGTTCAAGTAGTAACATTATCGTTGGTGCAGCAGCACTATTTACGCATAATGCAGGTCCGCTAGGATATATTGCTTCAGGTGCAAACGCAGGAAAGATTACTGATGCTCAGGCAGCAACAGATCTTCCAGATCTAGCACCAAGCACAACATCCTACAAAGAAGCATTGTCATCAGACAATGCATTCGCAAATATCGGTTACACATCAAATGGTTTGGAACTTGCATTCCAGCCTGATTTTGGTGAGGTAGCAGTAGATCAACTTCTCGACGTTGCTCGTTTATTCAAGCAAGGTATGACAGTTAACCTAAATACATCTTTCGCAGAGGCAACACTAGAAAATCTTCTAGTAGCGATTGCAGGAGATGTTGACGACCTAGATGATTCAACAGCAGGTCTTCTAGACATGAAAATGTCAGCAGGAGACATTGGCGACGTTCCTCTAGAGCGTGGTATCGTAGCAGTAGGACCAGGCTCTGGTTCTTCTCTAGATCCAAAGGAAAGAATCTATGTTGCATACCGTGCACTCTCAATTGAGAGCGTAACAGTATCAGCAAAGCGTGATGAGGCTTCAATGTTTGAAGTATCATTCCGTCTTCTTCCAAACGATGACGCATCATACGGTAAGATCGTAGACCGTTCACTCGTATAATACAACTTAATATATGAGAGGCTCAACCCTTCGGGGTTGGGCCTTTCTGTTTGGTATACTTATATAGTGCCTACAGAAATATACAAAACCTCAATAATTGAACTCTTTGATGGAACAGAGTTGTACATCACTCCGTTAAAAATAAAATATCTTAAGTTATTTTTAGAAGAATTTGAAAATGTTAAAAAATCAAAAAATGACGAAGAAGCAATATCGTATTTATCTAAATGTGCAACGATTACAATGAGGCAGTATTATCCAAGCATTAAAACTCAAGAACAGTTAGAAGATAATATTGACATGCCAACAATATATAAACTATTAGACTATTCTGCTGGAATTAGAATAAATGAAAATTCTGAAGAGCCAGTAAAAGAACAAGCAAAAGAAAGTGGCTCCACCTGGGATGAGTTAGATTTGGCAGAATTAGAGGCTGAGGTATTTTTGCTGGGAATTTGGAAAGACTATGACGAACTGGAGTCATCAATGTCAATGCCAGAGATAGTTGCAACCCTTAAAGTAAAAAGAGATTTAGATTATGGTCAGAAAAAGTTTTTGGCTGCCATGCAAGGCGTTGATTTAGATAAGGCTAGTGGCAAAGAAAACGCCTGGGAGGATATGAAGGCTAGAGTTTTTAGCAAAGGTGCTGCAAAAGATGGCAAAGATATTCTTGCACTGCAGGGGAAAAATGCAGAAAAGGCTGGTTTTGGAATCGGAATGGGTCTCACTTACGAGGTTTACGAATAACAAAAAATAAGCCTGCTTTATGGTATAATTAACTAAACCTTATAAGGAGGAACTATGGCTGACAAGCCTTTAAATAAGAAGACAATCACACTAATCGACGGAACAGAGATTGCAGTAAGACCTCTCAAGTTGGCATTGCTTAGACCATTTATGGCTGAGTTTGCACTATTAGCAGAAGCATCAGAAGATAACAATAAGTCTATGGATGTTTTAATGAACTGTGTTCAAATTGCAATGAAACAATACAAGCCAGAATTGGCAGAAGACAAGGCAGTCCTAGAAGATCTTCTAGACCTTCCTACAGTTTACGAAATTATTGATGCAGCATCAGGTGTTCAAAACGCTGATGCCAGCGCAGTATTGACTTCGTTAACAAAATAAAATAAAGAGGTGTTTAAGAATTGGCAGATGTAAATTCTAATATAAATATTAATTTTAATACGGCTGCCGCTCTTGCACAACTAAGACAACTTCAGGCAGGCCTCAGTAAGTTTCATCAATTACTTGCTGAGGGTAACCTGGCTGCAGCAAATGCCCAAAAGGGTTTAAATGCTCAACTAATACAATCTATAGGTGCTACAGGAAAATTTTCTGCAAGCCAAGTTAAGGTAGCAGGAAGCACACTTGCTTTTACTTCTGCTTTAGAAAAAAACAAACTATCTCTTCGTGAATACTACAGATACACTATGGCAGCAGCAACTGCCAACACCCGTATTTTAGGTAAGGCTTTTGCACAAGAAAGAGAGATTATTAATCGTGCTCGTAGAGACAGAGTAAAGGCACTACAGGCACAGTACATCCAAATGAATAAATCCAATGCTGGATTTATGGACGCAATTAGGGTCATGCCTAAAAGTCTTCAAATGGCTAGTGGCAAGTTTACAGAACTTGGAACAAGAATTCAATACGCTGCACAAAGACAGCAATTCCTTAATCAATTACTAAAGCAGGGATCTACACAACTTCTAAACTTTGGTAAGAATACTCAGTGGGCAGGCCGTCAGTTGATGGTTGGTTTGACAATGCCTTTGGCTTTGTTTGGTGCCTCCGCAGCAAAAGCATTTAAAGAGTTGGACGCTGAAATAGTAAAATTCCGTCGTGTTTATGGAGATGCTTTTACAAATGATGCAGAAGTAAATGCAGCAGTTGAGAATATAAGAAAACTAGGAAACGAATATACAAAGTACGGAGTCTCTGTAACCAAAACAATGGAGATGGCAGCAACCGCTGCAGCAGCAGGTTTTCAGGGAGATGCTTTATCCGCTCAAGTTGAAACAGCAACAAAATTAGCAGTACTTGGTCAGATAGAGCAACAGCAGGCACTTGAAACTACAATATCTTTACAAAGCGCATTTGGAATTTCTAGCGAAGATCTTGCAAAGAAAATTGACTTTTTAAACGCAGTAGAAAACCAAACACTTCTATCTATTGAAGACTTGACAATTGCAATTCCAAAAGCAGCCCCAGTCATAAAGCAACTTGGAGGTTCGGTAGAAGATTTAGCATTCTTCCTTACAGCAATGAAGGAAGGCGGAATTAATGCATCAGAAGGCGCTAACGCACTTAAGTCTGGTCTTGCTTCTTTAATTAACCCATCAGACAAGGCAGCCAAGTTCCTTGGTAACTTGGGTATTAATATTAAGGGACTTGTTGAAGCAAACAAGGGAGACATTAAGGGAACGGTTGTTGGATTTGCAAGGGCTTTAGATGAACTTGATCCACTAAATCGTGCAAGAGCAATCGAGCAACTATTTGGCAAATTCCAGTTTGCTCGTCTGTCTACACTGTTTCAAAACGTAACAAAAGATGGATCTCAAGCGTCTAGAGCATTTCAGTTAGCGGGATCATCAATAGAAGAGTTGGCAATTTTATCTGAACGAGAAATGAAAAAGATAGAAGAGTCAACTGGAGTTAAATTTCAAGCAGCACTAGAGCAATTTAAGCAAGAAATTATGCCTTTAGGAAAAGCATTCCTTGAAGCACTAACTCCAGTCGTTAAATTCTTTGGAAATCTTTTTGAAAAGTTTAATGGTCTTAGTGATCAAACTAAAAAGGTTGTTGCAACTATCGTTGGTGTAGTAGCAGGCTTAGGACCAATTGTTCTTATGACATTTGGTTTGCTTGCAAACGGTGTTGCAAATGTTATTAAATTCTTTGCAATGCTTCGTGGTGGCATTGCCAAACTAAATGGTCAAACATCTGTAATGGGTGCATCGTTTAACTATATGACTCAAGAACAGATAGAATCTGCTGCAGCCTCTCAAGCACTTCACCAAACACACACAAGGCTTATTGAAGTATTTAATGTTGAAAAGGCTTCAGTTGCTGCACTTGCTGCATCCTACAATTCTTTGTCTACTCAAATGAGATCAATGGCAGCACAAAATCCAGGATTGTTTGCTGGAGGAATGGGCGGAGCAAAAGCAGCAACAAGCAAATTACCGCCAGTTAGAAAATACAAAGAAGGAATTATTAGCGTTCCTGGTCCAAAGGGTGCAGGAGATGTTGTTCCAGCAATGCTTTCTCCAGGAGAAGCAGTTATTCCTACAGAAACTACAGACAAATATAGAGGTTTGATTACTGCAATGTTCCAGGATAAGGTTCCAGGATTTATGGCTGGAAGACTTCCTGGGGGGCCAGGACGTGGAATACCACTGTCTGACGGTCCAGCAGCAGTTAGAAAAGCACAGCAAGCAAAATACAGAAGAAGAGATGATGCGAGACAAGGATATAGCGAGCCTCATCCAGAATCACCAAAGGGGCCAGTATTTGTTGGTATGCCAAAGTCTGCTAAAGAAGCATCACAGTCTAGACAAATTTTAGACAAGATATCTGACTCAGTTAAGGCTGGAAGGTTTGCAGATGTGCCACCTACAAACTTTGGAACTATGCTTCAGTCATTTTCAGGAAGAAGTTTTCCTGCTCGTGGAGTTGGCGGGGTATATAGAAAGCCTAATGGACAAATCGTAGTAGTAAAACCAACAATAGATGAAAGAACTGCTTTAGCAGAAGTTCGGGCTACACAAATTGCTAGAGATGTTCACGGACTTGTATCACCAAAACAAACTATTAGAACAATGATAGACCCAACAGACCCTACAGGGCAAAGAAAATTTATTGTTGTTGAGTCGCCTTATGATCCAAGAATAGCATCAATGAGTGGTAAGTTTAGCAAGTCTGACATGATAAAGCAGTTGGTCGCATCTACTCTCAGAGGAGACAAAGATTTACAAAAGCCAAATCTGTCTGGAAATGTATTGGCAGATGTTGGAACTGCTGGAGTATTTGATAGGGCATCTGGTTTTAGAGATTTTGCCAAAGTCATGCCAAGCATGGAGCAGCAAGCAATTATAAACTTACTTGGTGTAAAGGGTGGAGCAAAGAAGTTCTTTGCACAAGAAACATCTGGAATTGCTGCGGGTATGACTCCAAGGCAATATGATGCTGAAATTAAAAAAGAAATTAATGCATCTATTCCTAGACTAGAAAGAGTTATTAAGTCCTGGGGTGGAAGCCTAAGCCCAGAAGAGCAAATCACTTATAATAATATGCTTGAGAGGCTCAGAAAGGGAGCAAAGACTGATTGGGCAGCACTACACCCAATGCATGCCCGTGCAGGCGAAGGAGTTGTAAAAGCAGAAGAAGGTATTGGCTCTGGAGCAACAAAGTCAGTTGTTGAAGAACAGATTAGAAAGTATGTAGTCGGATCAGAAAATCAGCAACAGGTATTGATAGAAAAATTAAAAACTCAACTTAAACATGACTTTAATAAAGCGTTAGAAGGTGTTGACCCTGCAAGAAGGGCAGTTATAGAAGCAGCGTGGAATGGTGGAAAAGCCCCTGTACCTCCTTCAATGAAAGAACAAAGGTTTGATACACCAAGGCAGTCATCGTTCTTAAATGAAATTTCTAAGATGACCCCAATCAATGTTGACGGGGTAACAAAATATATTCATGCAGCAGATATGGATAAGTTTAGAGAAGACCCAGACGGAAGAGCAAAATATGCAAGAACTCCACAACAAGTTAGAGATATGCTTCTTTACAGAATGGGAGTTGTTCCAAATGCTAAAGGATCTTTCGTTGCTGGTGGAGGCTTTGAAGGAAGGTTCGGAGCACCAAACCATTTCATAACAGATCTTAGATCAACTGGCAAGGCTGCTGGTGGAGGTCTTGGAGTTCTTTCAGATGTTGTTAGACCTGTAGCAAGAAAACTTTTAGATGAATATAACGCAAGAATGGCGAATGTTTTAAAGAGTCCTGCAGCAATAGAGATGAGAACGTTAGGACTTTCTGACAATCAAATTCTTAAAAAGTTGTCTCCAGAACTATCTCATATAACTGGTAATACTGGAATTGGCGGAAGAGATCCGCTAAAGTTTAAAACTGGAACTGCACAGTATGACACTTACGCACTCAATAGATTTATTGGAAAGGGATCTCCAAGATTTGAAAAGATTTTAAATTGGAACAATAAGGGCGGAGCAAACCCTCTAGGATTAGATCCCGCTCTTTTGTCTGATTATAAAAAAGCAGCAGAATTTATGAAAACGGGTCTACACCCAGAGACACCAGAGCAGAGAGCACTTGTAGCAAAAGCAGCAGAGTTAGAGGCATATGCAGCAGACCATACTGCAAAAGGAAATAAAATTCCTGGTGTAACATTAGGTAAAAATGCTGGAATAAATGCTAAGTCATTGCTCGCAATACTTAAAGATCGCTCAATAAAACCATCAAGACGCATTGACTTGGCTGCACAATCAGCAGACAAGGTTTTAGTAGATCCTAGAAATGAGTTTAAGGTTAACACCGACTCTGGAAAAGAATCAAAACTAACAAATCAGAATACTGGGCCAAAGCCTGCTGGAGCATCTGCAAGCAGCGGAAGTTCAAGAGATCAAAGAACTACTTCTTTAGGACCAAGCCAAACAGTTGCAACAAGAAGACAACTTATGAATTTCCGTAGAGGCTTTGCATCAGCACCTGGCTTCTCTATGCCTGGAATGGTTAAAGGTGATCCAGGACTAAGCAAGGCAGCACAAGGAAGAATTACAAATGCTATGCAAGAGCAAGCAAGACTATTAAAGCAAAGAAACAACTTAACTCAAAAAGAAATAAATCAGGCATTGACTCAATACAGAACAAGGCTTATTGCTGCCGAAGTTGAAAAAAGAAACCAGCATGAAAAGCAAAAAGCAATGGCTGATGAAAGAAAACAGATAGCACAGTCATCTCAAACTGCTAAAGAAATTGCTAGACAACAAAAAGCAGATGCAAAAGCAGCAGTCAAAGAAAAAAGAATGGCTCGTCAGCAAAAGATAGGGGGCTTCTCAGGAGGAGCATCCATGGCCCTTGGAACTGCAGGTATGGGTTTAATGATGGCAGGACAACAAACTGCTGGCATGGCAGCAATGGGTGCATCTGCAGTTGCTGGTATGGCTCCAATGTTTGCAGGTATGGGACCATTTGGAATAGCATTAACTGCAGTAGCAGCAGCAGGTGGAGGTCTATTCTTATTAGACAAGGTAGCAAAGAAGGCAGCAGAATCACAGTCTAGACTAGTTGACGAAACATCTGCAACAACAGAAAAAATGAAGGGTATTGGTGCTTTAACTGGAAAAGTTGGAGCAACTGAAATCTATGCTAGAAAGAGACAGGCCTCTGCATCTGATAGATACACTACTGGTTTTGAAAGAGGAAAAGAGCAGTTTGGAGCAACATTCTTTGAAAATGAAGTAGGCAAAGATGTAATGTCTGGATTTATTAAAAACATGCAGTCTGGAACTGATGTTGCAGCAAAGACAATGGCTATTCAACTTGCTGGATATGTTTCAGATGGAATAATGAGTGCAGAGCAAGCGCACAGCGTTGCAAGCCAAATTGGAATTAACTTAAACAATACAACTCTTACATCTCAAATCAGCGGACAACTTTTAGATCTTATCGGACCAAGCGGAGAAGACTTACTCAAAAATCCTTTGGAAGTAAGAGTAAAATTAGTAGAAGAGCAAAGAGACTTAACAAAACAATTAGGCTCTAACTTTGCTAGTCAGATGGAAAAAGATACAAATGCCTTTAGTAGAGATAACCTATTAGGCTCAATTGGAACTATGATTCCAGGTGGTCAAATTGTTCAAAGTATTCTTAGCGGTAGTGCAACTGGCAAAGGATATAACTTTGCAGAAGCATTTACACAGACCGATTCAGAAAAAATGGCTGCATCATCTGCTGCAAGAGGCACACAAGATTTAGAGTTTAATCAGTCTCAAATTGATTCACTAAATGCTCAATATGATAAAGAAGTAAAAATTCTTGAGGTAAAGAAAGCGTCAACAGCAGACTCAGCAAAGCGAAAACTAATAGACGATGAAATTTCAATAATAGAGGGTAAAAGAAAAGACGGTTTAGTAACCTTAAGAGCAACAAATGAACAAATATTAAAAGATCAACTTGCTCAATTTAAAATTGCACAAAAAAGAGCAGCAACAGAGGGTGCATTCTTTGATTCACTAAAAGATCAGGTAAGGCTAAAGGCTGAGGCAACGGGGCAAGGAGATTTTGCTGACGCATTTTTAAAGTCTTCTGCAGCCCTTGAGAGTAAAGAACTAGAAGTTAAGATAAACACTATTGTTGCATCTGGAGCAATTCCAACCGCAACTGCAACAACGCTTTTAGACATGTTTGCAGGTAAAGAAGACGAACTTGAAACATTCCTTGATGTAACAACAAAACTACAAGACCCAGGAAAAGTTACTCAGTTAATCAACTCTCTCGGAGGATTTAAGGGCAAAAAATCTAAAGCAGTTGTAAAAACAATTATGGCCAAGATTGCCAACGCCGATCCAGAAGAAGCAGACAAACTTGTTTCAACAATCAATCTCATGGAAAAGATGGACGGTAAAGAAATTAACCTTGAAGCATTCTTTGAACAAGAAGATGCTATGGATAAACTTAAAAAACTTCAAGAAGAACTTGAAGTGGTTGAACAAATGCCAACTCCAATTACAAAAGAAGCAATTTCTAAATTAGATACTGACGGAGATGGTACAGTAGAAAATATGAGTTCCCTTCTTGCGGTATGGGATCAGTGGGGCAACTTGCCAGATGAAACAAAGAAAACTGTCATTCAGGAATACATTACAGTAAAGAAAACAATTGGACAGGGAGATATTGATGCCTTTACTAAAGAAAAGGTAAAGGCAGCAGGTGGAGCAGGCACTGTTGCCGACTATTGGGCATCTCCTGCTGGACAAGCAGCCGCTATTGATGCTATAGCAGCAGAAAGAGCAATGCAGTCACAAAAACAGGCCATCGCCAGCCAAAAGGCAGGAAAGTTTAAAGATGGAGATGGAGATAAAACTAAAAAAGAAGATCCATACAAATCCCTTTTAGAAAGATTAAAGAATGTTAGAAATGCAGCAATCAATGCAGCAGGAGGAATAGAAGAATTAAACAAGGCTTTGGCTGCAGGAAACTCTAAGTCTGTAGAGAACAAGTTCAGAGGCGTAGAGCAGCAGATGAATGCCATGAAACTAAACAGGCAGTTTATTGATTTTGTAATGGCACAAGATCCAACAGAGCAAGCAAAGTATTTTACTACAGCAGGACCAAAAATTAAAAAGGGTAAGAACAAGGGTAGAATTGTTGACCCATACAATAAAAAGAAATTCTTGCCAGAAGGAACAAAAACAGGAGATGTTGTTTTATCTAAGGTTGGTAAAACATATAACAAGGGACTTGACGCAGCGGTAGTTGGAGAATTTAATTCTGCTGTAAGTAAGTCTGTACTATTATTAAATGAGCAAGAAGGCGTAAGGCGTAAACTAGTTGCTGCTGGTTATGATGCGGTGTCTATAGAAAATATTTTACAGGACGAATATACAACCGCAGCAATCTTTGCTGGCAAGATAACCGATGAAGAACTAAAGACAAATGTTGAACTAAGCAAGCAATTAACAAACAGACAAAAAATTAATAACTTAATTTCTAAAGGCTCAAAAGCAATACAGGAACAAAAGGATATAGCAAAAATTCCTACTGTCGTAGAATTCTTAAAAAATCAGGGCGTTTCGGGAGACTCCCTAAGATCTATCATTGGCGATCCAGAATCACTTTCAGAAGCAATTTCTGCTATGGAAGACTATCAGTCTAATGCTGCTGGTGCTGCAGACAGGTTAAAAGAAATTGTTGCTGGACTTAAGGCTATACAGGAAAATTCAGACATAAAGGTTGCAATTGATTTTGCAGTAAAGACAACTGCACAGCAAGTTCAGGCAGGTGCTGATGCAGCAAACAAAGTAATGGATGCAAAAAGAAGTATCTATAATTATTTAAATTTATCACAACTAAGCACTGCAACATCTGAATACAAAGACGGTAGACCAGCACAGCAGGTTGGTAAAATTGCCACAGCAAATGTTGCAGCAAGATATGCAAAAGCAGGGGCAGATATACCAACTGTTCCAGAGGGTGCAACAATAAGCAGCATTAGGACAGCAAGAGAGGCCAATGCTAAGACCATGGGTCTTGCATCTACAAAACTTCAACAAATTCAAGGCAGAAAGGCAAAGATTCAGAGCGACATTGCAGATCAAGACAAGATTTTATCTGATGCTATAGATGGTGTAAACAAAAAATACGATGACATAATTAAGGGAATCCAAGACAACATCAAGACAATGGAAAAAACCATAAAGGGTTATCAAAAAGATATTGATAGTAAAGAAAAGACATTAAAAGAACAGTTTACAGACAAAATAGATGCTTTCAATAAAGAAAATCAAGCACTAAGCAATGACCTTGCAATAATGGACAAGGCTGCAGAAGATATTAATGAGAAGTATGACAAGCAAGTAGAAGCATTGCAAAAGGTAAACGAGTTAAATCAACAAATTGTTGAATCTCAAGGACAGCAGTTAAACTTGGCAGATGCGCTTACATCTGGAGATATCGCAGCAGCAGCCAGAGTAGCACAAGAGATGAGGGCCTCTTCTGCAGCAAACCAAGGCGATGCCTTAATGCAGGGTCTTGAGAATGCCAGAACAAACGAACTTGACTCACTGACCAATGCAGATGGAAAGACAAGAAAGCAGATTACGGAAAGACAATTTGAGATAAGTCAAGAAATATATAAATTAGAAACAGATCCTAAGAGATTAGAGATAGAAAAACAAATTTTAGACTTAAAGGCCCTAATTACTGCAGAACAAGAAAAAATTGTTCTTGAGCAAGAGAAGATAGATATTCAAGAAGAAAAAAGAACAGAAGAACTTAGAAACCAGCAGGCACTCTATGATGCTGCAGTTATAAAACTTAATGAACAATTAAAAATAGAAGAAGCAAACGAAAAGGTTCAGACTAAAATATTAGAAGATCTTGAAAAACAAGATGAAGAGTTAGCATCACAAGAAGCGTATTTGGTAGCAATTGCAGAAGAGGCTATTGCTATTGACGATACTACTGGAATGACTCTTCAAAAATGGGAAGAAACTAAAGACAAAGTTAAAGATATTAAGGAGTTAGCAGAAGCCTATGCCATTGCGCTTGCAGCAGCAGATAAGTCTGCAGCAACTACTGCAACTTCTTGGTCAGGAATTTTAGACACAATTAATAAGATACCTAAGAGCGTTACAACAGATTCAATAATTAATGAAATTAGAAATATAACTGAGAATATAACTCAGTACGTTACAACAGTCTATGTTGATGGTGGAAACAACGGCAACAGTGGAAACAACGGCAACAGTGGAAATAACGGAAACAACGGCAACAACGGAAATAGCGGAAACACAAATCAAGCACCAGGGAAAGCATGGATTTCAGATGGCAAGGGTGGATGGACAAAGCCACCAAAGCCAGGTGATGACTATGAGTGGGATGATAATAAGGGCTGGACAAAAAAGGTAAACAATACAAACACTGGAGATAAGACAACTTCAGAACAAAACGCAGCAGATGCAGCAGCAGCCAAAGCAGAAGCAGATCGTTTAGCAGCAGAGGCCGCTGCAAAGAAAGCAGCAGACGCATGGGCTGCACAAAAGGCTGCCGATGCAGCAGCAGATGCAACAAATGAATTATTGAATGGCGGGTCTTGGTGGAACGGAACAAATTACTATAGGGCAAAAGGCGGATTGATCAACCCAATGAAGTTTGCTATGGGTGGCTTTGCAAAGGGAACTGACACGGTTCCAGCAATGTTAACACCAGGAGAGTTTGTTATGAGCAAGTATGCTGTTGATTCTTATGGAGTAGACAATCTAAAGTTAATCAATAGTGGAAAATCTCCGATGGGATCAGTGTATAATAATACATATGCACTAACTGTTAATGCTAAGACAGATGCAAGTCCAAACGAAATTGCACAAGCAGTAATGTCAACAATTAAACAGGTTGATGATAGAAGAATTAGAGGGGTGTCGCTAAATGGCCGATGAATTTGACGATAAAGTAAAGTATATTCAGGGACGAAAGAAGTATCACAGACCAAGTGGAATGCTTTGGTCTGAAAACTCTGGAACGCTTTTAAATGGTTTGTATATTCCTCAAGGGTACGAAGTAGGAGCATCAGCACCAGAAGGAACAGGTCCAGAACTTTTAGACCAGTTTCTCTTGATTACTGACGACAATAGGTCTTCGCTTAGTTTTTCAGAAGAAAGAATTGAAAGAAGAGAAAGAATGATTAATGGACGAATGAGGTCTTATCATATTGCAGACAAGATTACATTAAGCACAAGTTGGAATATGATTCCATCTAGGTCTCATGACGATGTCCCAGCATTCAATGCAGAAACTGGCCTGTCTCCAAACAAGTCATATACAACAGATGGCGGAGCGGGTGGAGCAGATATGCTTGAATGGTACAACTCTCACAAAGGTTCTTTTTGGGTATTCTTGACTTATGATAATAAGAGTGCATTTAAATTAACAGCAGAGCCTTACGACCATTTGGCACAATATAATCAGATAGTGGAAATGTTTATTAGTGATTTCTCATACTCTGTTGAAAAAAGAGGAACTAAGTTTGACTACTGGAATGTCTCAATAAGTTTGGAAGAGGTATAATGTTTGAAAACAAAGAGTTGCAAACATTTTTAGAGACCTCATCGACGGTACGCAACAAATCAGTAATAATAGCAGAATGGAATATGAATAGTCCTACCAATATAAAACATATTGGAAACTATAGATATCGACCAACTGAAAGTTCTTCAATCTACTCATCGCTTCCTACAAGTTTTGATATTAATGACGCTGGCAACTTTTATACAGGAGCAACAGATGCAGATGTTTTAGTCGATGGAACATTTGACAATAGCACAACAATAACAAAATTTTTAACAAAAAAAGAAAAACTAAAAACTCTTTATTCTTTAGAGGCATGCTTTGAACAATTCAGACCAAGATCAGGAATCAACAAGGCTGTTTATTTTGAAAATGGCAAAGTGCACCATCCAAACTTATTTATGGCAGATAGACCAAGATATTACATGCCAGATAAGAACGATAAGTTTAAATACTGGACATCCTATAGGACAGAGTCGGGACAGGAATATGGAATTGCATCAAAGGTAAGAGGCGCTCAAAATTCAATTGAAGATGCTTGTCCTTTTGTTGTATATAAAGAAGCAGTCCCAACAAACAGACTTGTTATTAAGATGCAAACTCATGTGGGCACAGAAAACTTAGGACCATTCTCTTCGCCAACAGGGTCAAAACCAGATGCATTTTTTGGAGATTTAAATAAAAAAGTTCCAAGCAAATGGAAAATTCAATTCCTAAAAGACGGAAACTGGCAAGATGTTATTTCTTTTAATCCATCTATAACAAGAATAGACGGCTCACCAGTTATTAAGAGTGATGGATATGTTGAGATTGCCTATGGCCTTATAGTTCCAAATGAATGGAGATCTAATTTTGTTTTTGCAGAAACATACACAAGCGTTAGCCTCCTACCAGAAAAATCTGTAATCGGGTATGCCTATCTTATTAAAATAAATGAAAAAGATATAGGTACTTTCCATATATGGAACGGTACAGAATATGAAACAATAACACCAAGGTATGGCTGGTATCTTCAAGATGAAACAGTAGACAGACTAACAAACTTTGTTACTGATGCAACCTCCCCAAGTGTATTTACAAGATCTCTAGACAACAAAGAGCAATATAGAGAGTTTGAGTTTATTTCTGGCGTAAGAATAGTTGTAGATGCAATGAACGTAAAAGACTCTACCTTTGACCTAATAGAAATTTCTCCAAGACTTGCTATGAATGTTTCTGATAAAACCCTAGACTATTCGATTAATAAGAGCGCATCAGACCTTGGAATGAGTGGTTTGCCAGTAGGACAGTTAATTGCCTCAAATGGAACTATTAATATTTTTGATTATGATCAGGCATTTAATGAAAACAATTCGTCAAGCATAATTGCCAAATACATTAATCGTCACATTCAGTTTAAATTTTATGAAGTTATTGTTGATGTAGATGGATGGGATTATTTTGTTCCAATGAAAACATTATATTCTGATGCGTTCCCTAAGCAAGACTTTATGGCCAAAACTGTTTCTCTTACATTAAGAGATATGTACTGGTATTTAGAATCAATAACTGCCCCAGAAATACTAATGACACAGGTATCTGTTAGTTCTGCTGTATGTCTTTTGTTAGACAGCATTGGGTTTTCTAACTACACATTTAAAAGAGTTGATGGAGAAACAGAAATAATTATTCCATATTTTTTTGTTGCTCCAGATCAAAGCGTAGCAGAAATTCTACAGGACTTAGCCATATCAACACAAACCGCAATGTTTTTTGATGAATATAATAATTTCGTAATGATGAGCAAGGATTATTTTATGCCAACAAAAAATCAAAGAGAAACAACCTTTGAACTTAAAGGCACAAAAGATTTGTCTGCAGACAAAGAGATTAAGAATAAAGGAACTAGCAATGGCAAGATTGAAAACATTATTGAGGTGTCGACTCAATCAAACAATGTTTACAACGGTGGAGTTATCAACTACACAACAAGACACATTCAAAGATCTATTGGTTCAATTAGGCAGGCCAGCCTTTTAGATGACGAAAGAGTTTATATATATAAGCCTGCTCTTCTTTGGGAAGTTGCTGGAACACAAAACACAAAATCAATTAACAATGAAGTAAACAATCAGTCTGCATACGTGCTTAGTGCAATACCCTTAAACTCCAACCTAGCAGCAGACGTTCCATTTGTAAAAAACAATGTTGTTATTAACAATACCTTTAGCCTTGGAGAGTCTGTATATTGGATCACAAGATACAATGGATACTTCTACTCTAGTGGAGAGATAATAAAGTATGATGCAGTTCAATTTAATGTCAGTGGATATGGAAATGTTTGGATAACATCTGTAGAAGATTATCAAAATTATTTTTCCAAGTTGCCATTTAATGGAAAAATATATCCAACAGGACTTGTAAGGATTTATGCTGAGCCAATTTATGAGGACATAAACGGCACGATTAAACTAAAGAATGGTGCTGTTGCAAAGCATGGGCGTGGGCAGTTTGGAACAACAGTCGTTGAACACTCCGCAGGTATATCTGATTATTGGAAATCTGATGATAATATTAAAGGATGTCACATGTCAGCAGAATACCTGTTTGAAAAAAAGACTCCTATTCCACAAACAACGATAGCAACTGCAGGCAAAATAACAGACACAGGAATATCTTCTGATGCACTAGCAAGAACTTCTTCTAGAACAGGATTAATTAAAAACTTTATGTCAACAGTTATGGCTGGAGAGATTACTACAGGAACACAGCCACACCCAGGATCGATTCAGTCTTCCGCTCTTTCTTTAACTGGACCCAACTTTACAACAAAAGAAAAGCCAAGAAATTTTATATCTTATGTCCATAAGTCTTTTCCAGACAATAAGTATAAACACTTCGGAACTCGCCTAAGAATTGTTGGGAAAATAGAAAGTGCAAAAACATCTGGACAAACAGCAAATGGATCAAGCACCTATTTTGTTGTGAATGGATCTACCCCAGATAAAAACATAAGTATATCTGGAGGCTCTGCTGGCTTAGCGGTAATGTTGAATACTTCTACGAATGTTGGATATTATTTTGAGATAGCAGCACTTGGATTAGAAAAGTTATCTTCAGATGATAGAAGATCAGTTAGCAACGTATTTTTTTATAAAGTAAAGTCAGATGGTGGGAATGCTATTCCTATTCCTTTATATGATGGCCTTGCCAATATTCTAGTAGACGATGGAAGGTTTACTGGACAGTCTAGAATGTTTGCTGAAGAAAATCCAACCGTTTACGATTTAGCCGTTGAGTATCAAAACATAGGAAACATTCGTAGATTTTATTTATATTTAAATGGAAAATTAATAAAGACTGTGGATGACGCAGATCCACTTCCAGAATATTCTAATGTTGCATTATTTACAAGAGGATCGGCCAGAGCAATGTTTGAGAATGTTTATGCTCTATCTAATAACTATAGCCAAAACACAACGTTTTCTTTAGATGCTCCAGTTAACTCAGTTTTTGAAGACAACGAGATAACTGCAAGTGAATCTTTTAGAAAGTATGCGATGAGCGGACTAATTCAAAACACGTACCTTTCTGGAATAGGACCTTCAGGACCTCCAAAATACAATATGTACTTTGAAGAGTTTGGAAGTATTATGAGAGAAGCAGCGTCATTTAGTTTTAAGTATGATAAGGCATACCCAGCACTAACTGCAAAAATCTCTCCAACATTCAATAATATAAAAGGCTATGTGGTTTCTGGATTTAAGGCAGGGTCGTATGGTGCTGAGTTTTTAATATTTAATGCAACAGATACACAACTTAATTTAGATGAAACAAGTGGAAATTATTTAAGAATTCAGGGTATTACTTTTACACAACAGTCTAGTAATCAACTTACAGTAGATGATTATTTTAACAAGAACAGCATCACTTCAGATCCACAGTTTGTTTCAGATAGGCTAATTTCTAATCCGTTCAAATTTAAACAAGATTATCAAGATATCAAACTTAGCAGAATGACCTACGGGAAAAAAGACTTTTCTTTAGATACTCAATATATTCAGTCACAAGACGAAGCAATGGGTCTTATGAAATGGATGGTTGAAAAAACATCAAAGCCTAGAAGATCTTTGGGGGTTAAAATATTTTCAATTCCTACAATCCAACTTGGAGACATAGTTACTTTAGATTACATAGAAAATAATGTAAGCATAGCATCAAATCCACAAAATCGATTTGTAGTATATAATATTGACTTTTCAAGAAATTCAAGCGGACCAGACATGACATTATTCTTAAGTGAGGTATTATAATGACAGATAAAATTAGTACAGGAAGTTCCACAAACTCAACTGCAGCGTTGCCAGAAGCCAACGTAAAAGCAGACACGACTTCGATAAAAATTGCAACACCAGATTTAATTATTTTTGGCGACGAGTTGCTATCTGTTGAAACAATGACAGATTTAATATTTGAAAATATTGGCGGTTACGAGTTGGCAACAATATCAAGACATGACCTGGTAAATGGACAAAAGGTTAGTTATTCTCCAATTAAAAATTTAACAGATCTATATTTGCAATATAACCCAAACAACATTCTAAGGCTTCAGTCATCTGATTCTTATTTTAATTCTTTGTCCTTCTCTATTTTTGACAGACTTCCTGAGTGTGGAACTGGGTATGACATAACACCACCCCCTCCGCCAGAAAATGATCCAGGGTATATTGAAAAAGATAAGAATAAGTGGATAAAAACACCAAACTGCAAGTCTGTATATATCGATCCCATAACAGGAGACTTGGTCATTAACCTAATTAATACTAGGAAAGATGAGCAGTTAGAGGTCCAGGTATTGAGCAGCGGAGACGTTTTTAGTGATACAATACATAGTGGAGGAAATTAATGATAACTAATATAGGTAAAAATCTTTTAGCAAAGTATCTTGTAGGGCAGACCCAATCATATGCCTCACACATTGCTGTAGGCTGTGGAGCCTCTCCGCTGGCTTCTGATGGGCAGTTTGGCGACTACTCGTTAAAGAAGTCTTTGGACTTCGAGATGTTTCGTGTGCCAATTATCTCTAGAGGTTTCGTAAATGAAAACGGTATTGATAAGGTAGTCCTAACAGCAGAACTACCAACAGAAGAAAGATACGAGATCACTGAGGTTGGTATATTCTCTGCTGCCTCAAACCCAGTTGCTGGATCATTTGATAGTAGAAACGTTTATTCTTTTGCAGATACAGATGCCTGGCTTTATCAGCCTGTGGGGTCTGCAGCCATTGAGATACCCATAAGATATACACCACTAGACGGAGACTCTGATAATGGAATTATTAATGTTGTTGATAGTAATAATCAGCCAATAAATGTTTTTGCAACTAACGCAGATAATAGAATTTTTACAGATGAAGACAGAGTAGCAAGAAATGAAAGATGTAGATTTTTAAATAATATAATTGCTATAGTCGGAAATGATTCTACATTAACCAAAAACTCATCAGGAAATTTAGTTGTAGGTGCAGGCTCCAAACATATTAGGCTTAACGAAACCGCAGTAGACTTTACAAAAAATAGTCCACTAGATGAATTAAGATTTGCATTTTCTGTTGTAAATAAAGTTAGCGATGCCAATACCGTACCAGACAATGTTAAAATTTTAATAGATTTTTCTCACACTGGCACAGGATCAACAACAGAATATGCAAGATTTGAAATAGATATCGATGATACTGGATATACTGCAGGAACATCTTTAGACAAAAGAAACCTTTCTTCAAATAGATATCTTGTTGAAAAGAAAGCACTAAAAGATTTAAACAAAACTGACAACTTTGACTGGAGAGAAGTCTCTGTAGTAAGGATCTATGCTTGTGTAACTGAGGCAGGATCGCCATCAGACTCGTTTTATGTTTGCTTAGATGGGTTAAGATTAGAAAATATTACATCAACAAACTCTTTGTATGGCCTTACTGGGTACTCTGTCATTAGGAGCGTTGAATCAAGGCCAATTGTAAAATCAGCAAACACAACAAACTATATTGAGTTTAGATTTGCTCTGGGTGTTTAGCAATGGTAGATAAAGGAATTAAAAACGTTGTTATAAAAAAAGAGTTTCTTGGAAAAGTAAGTTCTTCAAACTCAAGAGTTGTAAGGTTTAGAATTATCTCAGAAGATAAAAATAGAAAGTCTGCATACTCAAAAATATTTATCACCAACTCTGATGTCGTGCTTACTGGGCTAGGAGATATTAATCAGATAAATAATACTATCTTGGTAAATTGGACAACAGGACAGGCATCAACACAAGTAAGGTACGATATTTTTGTTGGATTCGATGGAGCAAGCCCAACATACTTAGACACAACCGCCTCAAACAGTTATTCTTTTTTAAAAAGCGGTACGCAATCTGTAAAGGTAATAGTTCAAATATCTTCTACAAATCCACAACTTGCAGAATATCTCAAGGTTTACGAATCTGATCTGTTGGATCTGGTATAATTATAATATGGCAATATTACCTGTACCTGAGCGTGGACAACCACTAGACGTAACATACATATACGACATTGTTAAATCTATTAATGAGTTATACACCGTAATAGGAGGCGATTCTAGAAAGGGCTATGTTGGTATTTTTACAAGGGGACCCGAAGGCCCACAAGAAGTAAAAACATCTGAGTCTCAAATTATTGCAGCCTTTGAAACAGTTACGCCAACATCACTTCAGACAGCAGGAACTTCCCTGCCCTGGTATCACGACTTTAGAAAGCAGTTTGCATACCCTCCGATTGTAACAGCCACAGCATACAACACAGGAAATAATGATTCAGGAAAAGACGTAACAATTACAATTAGTAATATATCAACATCAAAAGTTGAAGGCTTCGTAAAGTTTAATGCTGGAGGAGAAACTACAATAGGTATTAATATAATAGCGGTTGGAAAGCCTACCTCGTGATTAAGTGTATAAAATGTAACGGAAGAATGTTTATAGATCGACAGTATACAGAAATAAATAATTTAGAACTATACTGCATTCTTTGTGGATCAAGAAAATTTTTTCATCCACCTAGTAATTCTCAGGAGGGCCGATGGCTACTAAAAAGGGAACAATTGAGAGCGAAAAGTACAATGAGTCACCTGTAATTCCAGGTAACAAAAAGGTTTGGTTTCTTAACGGAGACCTTGTCAGAATCCATCACTACAATCACTCCAATGGAATTATGTCTGTTTATAATATAAATAAAGATCAGATTGAAAGTTGTCTGATTAGTGATTTTAAAAATAAAAGAGAACGGGCATACACAGTGGGGCAGACTGCTGATTTAGTTAATCGTCATAAAAAGTATATGCCAGATCTAATGAAGCGTGGAGTTATTCCATTTCCAACAGGATCTCAAAAGGGTGGAGCAAGAGGATTTCAAGTAAGATCATACTACTCTGAATCGCAAGTAAGAGAGATTCGTGATATACTTGCTTCATACCATATTGGTAGACCAAGGAAAGATAAACTAATTACTAATGATATTACGCCCAGCAAGCAAGAGTTGACACGCAGAATGGGCGATGGTATACTTACTTATAGAAGAACTGAAGATGGACGATTTGTTCCAATCTGGAATGAATCTATTTAACGAAGGGTATAAAATGGAAAACGATTCAACAAAGGTATCTGTAACACTTGGGTACACACTAAATCTAGGAAACTTTCAATCACTAAGACTTGACCTTGGGGTCGTCGACTCTAAGCGTGATGGAGAAAATACCGATCAAGCCTTTGAGCGTGTCTACAAGTTTGTTGAAGACAAGTTGACAGCAAAGATTGTTGAAGCACAAAGCGAGGCTGAAGAGAAGTAATGGCTGAACGCAAAGACCGTATGGCTTTGCTTTCAAGATACAGCAAGTATCATACCGCAAGGTACGAGTCAAAGCCATCACTTAATTTAAACGTAGAGCAGTGGGCCTCTGACGGGCTTATAGAGTCATACGGAATTTCAGGATGCTACGATATACTTGAGTATTATTTTTCAGTTGCAGAGAATCCATCGTGGAACTACTTTGCCTATAATGCAGAAAAAATATTGCAGGCAAAGAAAGACAAGGTTAAAGATACAGAAGAGAGAGCAGAGCGTAGGAAAATGGCTAAGGAGTGGTTGAGTGAATAATACAGAGTCAAAATTAATCACTGCTGTCTTGCAAGACAAACAGATGCATGTCCTTCTTCAAGCAAACGTAGATAGCCTTCTTAGAACTCATGGAGATATTTGGGAATTTATTCGGCTATACTTTGAAGCCAATGCCACCTTGCCTCCAGCAGAGTTAGTTACAGAAAAGTTTAGAGATTTTGAGCCATTGCCAAACGTGGGTGCAACAAAGCATCACCTTGAAGAACTTCAGGGGGAGTATCTTAATGATAGCCTTAAGGACATACTGAGGTCTGCTGCAGCAAACGTACAAAATAATCAAGGTGTTATTGCTCTTAACGATCTGATAACAAAAACCTCAGAGTTAAAAAAGAATACATCTGCAATAAGAGATATTGATGTAACAGACCTAGAGTCTGCAGTTGCATATTTTGAAAATGTTAAGAAGCAGCAGGCACTTGGCTTGTCTGGAATCAAGACAGGTCTTCCAGGGTTTGACAACTATCTTCCTTCTGGAATTATGCCAGGACAACTTGGGGTGTTCCTTGCTTATCCAGGAATTGGAAAGTCTTGGCTTGCTCTTTATTTTGCTGTTCAGGCATGGAAGCAAGGCAAGTCCCCTCTTGTAATTTCTCTTGAAATGAGCGAGACAGAAGTTCGCAATCGTGTGTTCACTATTATGGGTGAGGGCAGATGGTCACACAGGAAAATTAGTAATGGTGAAATTGAAATTGACATGCTTAAAGATTGGCATGCAAAACATCTTCAGGGAAAGCCAGAGTTTCACATTATCTCAAATGATCAGGGTGGAGAGATCAACCCTTCTGTTCTTCGTGGAAAGATTGACCAGTACAAACCAGACTTTGTGATTGTTGACTATTTACAATTAATGGCTCCTAATCAGAAGTCGGACAACGAAACGGTACGAATGAAGAACCTTTCACGAGAACTTAAACTAATGGCTATTGGTGAAGAAGTTCCAATCATTGCTATCTCATCTGCTACGCCAGATGATGTTAACGACCTTTCTACGGTTCCTACACTAGGTCAGACAGCATGGTCTAGACAGATTGCTTATGATGCAGACTGGGTGCTTGCCTTGGGGCGTGGCACTAATAGCGATATCATCGAGTGTGCATTTAGAAAAAACCGTAACGGGTTCATGGGAGACTTCTTGGTTCAGTGTGATTTTGACAAGGGATACTATAGGTATAAAGACTTTGAAGATAAGTAGTTATAATATGGTATGTCAAAAAACAAGGAGTATTTGCCACCAACCTTCTATCATCATAAGCCTATAAAAAGGTTTTATCTTGATGGGGTTATTCACGATGACTCCATGATTGGTAGACTAAAAATAGAATATATAAGGCTGTTGGTTTCAGAAATGAAACTAAGTGGATATGTGCCAAGGCTAGATCTTGACCCAGACTTCACTATACGCTATAATGATACTAAGAACTTTTTTGAATTTGAATTATCGATACAGGCAGTTTACGCAGGGAAGAGGAAAAGCGAATGGATAGCAGGTATAGACGGAACCAATCCAATCTTTATACCGCAGAGCAAATCAAGCGAGTCCTTACAGGATCGGGTATAGACGTTGAATCTGATCTATCAGATAACTATATAATTTTTTGTCCATTTCACAATAACCATAGAACTCCAGCAGGAGAAGTACACAAAACAAGCGGATTATTCTTCTGCTTTTCTTGTCAAAAAACAGCAGACCTAATTGAATTGATAATGCATACTTCTGGAAGAACATATTTTGAGTCAGCACGATATATTAAATCAAAAGAAAAACTAAGCAATCTTGTAGACGATATAGATAAAACTCTTTTGTCCGTAGAAGAGTTTAAACAGTTTGACATTGAGATACTAAAAAGACTATATAAAAATTTGTTAGAAACAGAAAGGCCTAAAGATTACTTTAAGTCAAGGAACATAGGCCTACAATCTTGTAGCAAATTTCATTTAGGATATTCTGAAAAGCAAGATATGGTAACTGTTCCAGTTCATAGCCCAGATGGAATTGCTATTGGGTTTGTTGGAAGATCAATTGAAGGAAAAGATTTTAAAAACACTCCAGGGCTTCCCAAAAGTAAAACCCTATTCAACTTGCATAGAGTTAAGAAGTCTGATAGAGTATATGTAGTGGAATCATCATTTGATGCGATTAGGCTTGACCAGGTAGGTCTTCCAGCCGTTGCAACACTTGGGGCAAATGTTTCAAACTCACAAATAGAATTGCTTCAAAAGTATTTCAATAATGTAATAGTTATTGCAGATAACGATGAAGCGGGAGGAAACATGAAAGATAGGATAGTTGAAAAACTTTCTAGTCGTGTTTCCGTTATTAAACTAAACAATGAGTATAAAGATATTGGAGATATGCCAGACGAAGAACTTAAGAATTTAGAGTTTCAGTTTGACAAATCCATATCTCTTATGCTAAACTAATATAAACACACAAAGGAGAAATAATATGAGCATTGTAAAGGGAATCAAGAACATCAACGCCCTGCTCGACAGACCAAAGTATGAAAACGACGGGCCAAAAGTAAAGTGGCTCAAACTCGCAGACGGACAATCTGTTAAGATTCGATTCATTGAAGAACTTGACGAGGACTCTGCAAACTATAACGATAAGCGTGGACTTGCCCTTGTTGTTAAGGAGCACGTTAATCCAAAGGACTACAAGCGCAAGGCTGTAGACACAATGGAGTCAGAAGGGCGTGACTGGGCGGAAGAAATGCACCGCAAAGATCCAAAGGCTGGATGGCGTGGCCGTCTTCGCTTTTATTGCAACGTACTAGTTGACGATGGAATTGAAGCACCGTATGTTGCAATCTGGTCAATGGGTATCAGCAAGCAATCATCATTTAATACAATTCGTGAGTATGCCCTTGAAACAGGAAGCATCTCAAACGTA